CCAATAACCAAATCCAATCACTATCGAAAGCCAAAAGCCAACCATGCTAACGCAAGCCGTCCAATGGAAAATAACTCTAGTGATATAATTTTGAAAAATGATCGCAACGATAAAGGTTAAAGACGGTGCAGCCATAAAGCCTAATAGTAAAATGATGTAATTTAGCGATTCCATTCGCTTATCCTCCAAATGCCATTAATTGATCAATTCTGTTATCTAAATCAGATTCACTTTCATAAATGTTGCATAGTGTTTCATTCCAAATTACGCCATACACTCCTTTGTAAACACTGTTGAACTTTTCTTGGCTCATATTGGCGAATGATATTGACCATCTCTCTTTGATTGTTCCACCATCTTGAACCGGCTTAATATCGTAAAAACCCGCTTTTTTCATAACGTGATCTAAATACGATTCAAGCGTTTTCATCCCCTCATAATCGAGCTTTGATTCTCGATTCAACCGCACATCTGCAAGCACGCTATCAGCTATTGGCTTTGTTATTCTTTGATAAAAATCTTCATCGTTTGCGGCAATCGCTATCTTTTTTGCAACCGCTTGAGCAATCCATTCTTCTGCTTGCGTAAGCACGCTAAATTCAGGCTGCCAATACTCAAATCCACAATCTAGCAATGCAAAAAATTTCTTATGATGTTGATAATTCCGATTGTTGCTAATTGGTATAATTTTTACCGCACTTCCAACTGGCAACCCCTTGAGTAAATTGCGGTCATAATCCGTTTCAGCTACAACCGCACCACTGGCATATTTAACTGCAAAAATTTCCGTTTTTTGCTTACGTTTACTTTTGCCCATCTTCCTGATGTTCCGTCTAGTGGATTTACTTTTTTTTACGCCACTCTAAATTCTCGAATGAATCAATATGAACGTGTCGGATAACTTGATTCATCGCTTTTTGATATGGATTAAAAATTGCAATTACATTTCCACGGCAAACATCAACATATTTGCCAGTTTCACCATTTAGAAATTTAACTCGGCCACCAACGATAAAACGGATTTCAGTTGCTTTCTGAGTAACCAAAGTGAACCATTTTGTGGATATATCGATAGGGAGCAGCATAACGACTAGGCAATTATTGTTTTCAAAGAGGCTTACTGCTCTTTCAATAAATGGCAATGGTTTGCTATATGGAGGATTTACAAATACGCTTTCATCATTGAGCGGATAAGTTAAAAAATCCTGTTCTTTTGTGATAAAAAACTCAGGCACTTTTGCATTTTCAGCACTGGCGCAACCATCACAAGTAAAGACGAACTCATTATCAAGCGGATTAAAAATTGATAATGGAGTTGGATAGGTATCTTTATCAAATTTTTGTTCCATCATTTTCTGTAACTCTCCCAATCAAATTTAATTACTGCACCTTGACCCTCTTTCATTCGGTCTATAATGCGGTCTCCGATGTATTTGCCTAATTCTTCCTCAGTCAGATTGCTAATTAGAATTGTTGGCCGCATTTGCTCGTATCGCTCATTGATTATTTCAAACAAAATGATTTTTTCTGATTCTGTACCGAACTGAACGCCTAATTCATCAATGATTAATAAGCTCTTACTGCAATAAAATTTAATTGCATCTTCCTCGGTTAAATCTGAATCTTTACCCCATGTTGATTTAACTTTTCGGATAATCCGCATTACAGTGGTTAGATACACATCGGATTGATGGTTTTCGATCACGCTATTGGCAATGGCGCAAGCTAAATGATTTTTCCCTGTTCCAGGTTTACCGCAAAATACCAATCCACCGCCTAATTTGAATCGCTCTAACCATTTATCTGCATAGCGTTGGCAAATCTTCTTAGCCAAGCGATTTTGAGCGGTTTCGATATAGCTATCAAAGTTAGATGAGGCAAATCTTAGTGGAATACCTGATTTATCTTTTAGCTCTTTGATTTTCGCTTTTCTTTTCTCGCTATCAAAATCTCTAATTTGCTGCTCAATCAATTCAATTTCTTCTTTGATACAGTGTGGGCATCTTGTTTCAAACGTTTTACTGAAAAATTCAACTTTTCTTACATACTTAGTAAATTCGCCGTGTTTCGGACAATGCGCCTTAACCTGTTGGCTTGGCAGTAGATTTTCAGCCACCGGCAATCCGTTGATTGCGTTTTTATACTCTGATTTAAGACTGATTAGCTTTTCTTGTAATTCTCTTTTATCCATGATTACACCTCGCTTTCACCGTCTTTACCGTCTAAAGCCCAACTTGGAACTTCTGTTTCTCCAAGATCTCTATCTCTTAAACCATTGTGAGCATCAAATTTACCTGTTTTGGCTTTTTCATTGCGCAATGAAGAGGCGGTTGATTGCCAATTCCAAGTTGCATCAAACGTAACCCAAGTACCTCTTGCCAAGATAATTTCAATCGCAAACGATGTTTCAATTCCAGCTATGCGAGCATTATTTGCAATGCAAGTCATCACTCTTTTAGTGATTGGCGCTTTTTTGCATTTACGATGGGCAATAAATTCATCAGCAAGCTGACCTGTAACACCATATTCAGCAAGCAGCTCTTTTACGTTTGTTTTTGCAGTGCGTGTATTATTATTTTTATTTTTAGTAGTGGTATTTATATTATTGTTTTTTGTATGTTCACTTTCTGAACTAGTCACTAGTTCACTTTCCGAACTAGTGCTGTTCGCTTTCTGAACTAGTTCACTTTCCGAACTAGTCTGATTTCCGAACGAGTTGATTGCGTAAACGGATGTATTTCTTACTCCTGTTTTTTTAACTAAAAGTCCTAAGTCAACAAGATTTTTTAACGCATCAACCACCGCAGTTTTTCCAGCTCCAGTGAACTTAACAAATTGAGTTAAAGAGATTGCATCGCATTCTTTATTCCATCCTTTAGTTTTACGAACAACAAATAAGTAACATTTAAGCTCAACACCGCTCATGTCAGCCATTAATTCATCAACAACGGAATTAGGAATAATGAAAGAGTTTGGAATAAATCTGCTATTCATGATCCGCCCCCAATAAAGTAAGCTCTTTGTATGTAATATTTTTCATATCAAGCCACCAATCTGTATTCAGCGACGCATTTGCCGCTAGGTACTACAATCATTCGTCTTTCGATTTTGTGACCCTGTTGTTTTAGGTCGTAAATTCTTGCGCCAAGGCGTAAGCAGTTAAAACGTTTTTCCGCATCCAAATGAGTTAAGCGGTCACCTTGTTGTAAGGCTTTGAGAATTAATGCTTTTTGAGTTTTGCTTGAACTTTCATTTGCATTTTCATTAAATTTAGGTGATAATTTAGTCATCTTTTGAAGTCCTCCGACTGATAAAGGGCGTTAATACTAATTAACTAATTAGCCTCTGTTACCGCAGGGGCTTTTTTATTTCCGTTTATTTAGCGCAATAACACACTCGATTGAGTGTTGTGTTGCAGCTAAATGCTTGTTTAATAATTTTCGAATAATATCTTCTTCTCCTGGAGTGATTTCGCCATCTTTTAACGCATCTTCCAACACACCAAAAAGCATTCCTCTAGCTGATAATTCGTGTAGTTGGATATTTGCCATTTCTACTGCATCTAAATCATCTGCATCGGTATCTTTTACAAAACGCCCACCAGCATTACGGCAAAGCTCCTCGATAAAATCAGTGCATCCATACTCAAGTTGCAGCGCAATCAATTCTTCGTTTTTAAAGCGTTGCCCTTTCGTCTGATAAAGACGATTGTTTAATTCCGCCTCCGAAAATCCAAGAAACCCTGCTACCGCACTTTTTCCACCAGGTATGTTCTCAATCATTTCGATGATGACTTTCTTCATTGCCATAATTTTTGCCTTGTTTTTATGGTTTTCTTTTCGGTTAGTGTTGGTAAATTACAGTCATGCGATAATCGCAGAGCCTGACTTAATGGGATTACTAAAGTTTCTAATCTCTTCCGCAGAAATACCGTTTTCCAAGGCTTGAGATAGAATCTCTGAATATCTGGTCTCACCTGTATATTCAGTTCTTGGTAGAGAATTTGATGCGCGCCATTTGTAAACTGCACGCACAGAAATACCGCATAAATCTGCTACTTTAGCTGCACCCAAAGAGTCAATAATGTGTTTTAAGCTTTTCATATACAATCTCTTTAAATGAACTTGGAGTACATAATAATGCAGAACTGAAAGTACTTCAAGTTTTATTTATAATTGAACCAATAGTTCAAAGGTGAAAAAAATGATTACTGAAGAAAAAATTAAACAGGACTTTGCCGCACGGCTAGACATTGCATGTAAGAGAAAGAACTTGCCAGAAAAAGGCAGGGGGAAAATCATTGCGGATATACTGAAAATAACGCCAAAGGCCGTGAGCAAATGGTTCAATGCCGAGACACTACCAACTCAAGCAAATATTTATGTATTGTCTGATTTTTTAGGTGTAACAAAAGAATGGCTAACTTATGGCGATAAGAATGCCTCTATTGAGAAAATCGAAAAGCAAATATCCTACCCTTTATTAAGCTCAGTCCAAGCTGGACTATGGACAGATATTAGATCGCTTGAAGGATTTGACGGTTACGAGATGATCCCAAGCACAGTGATCGCCTCTGAAAACTCGTTTTATTTACGAATTGAAGGAAAATCTATGCTCCCTCGTTTTAATGAGGGCGATTTAGTTTTAATCGATCCAGACATTTTGCCCACTCCGGGGAAATTCGTGGCCGCAATCAATGGCGACAACGAGGCAACGTTTAAGCAATACAAAGAGCTTGGCTCGAGAACACCAGAAGGCATACCGCACTTTGAGCTTGTTCCGCTCAATCCGATGTTTCCAACATTAAGCTCGCTCAACCAAGAAATCCGTATTATTGGTGTAGCAAGAGAGCGTGTCGAAACGTTATAGTATTGCGTGACAATATGAGTTTAACGGGTTGTAATGGTAAATATTGAGTAAAAAATGAATATCCTGAATGAACATAAATTTTGTTTAGAAAACAAAGAAGCGGAAGCATTTATTGCTTTATTGAAGGCTTACCAAAAAGATCTCAATTGGACAAAGTCAAACAACACGCTTTGGCGGTCAATAAATTTCGTTCCCAATTCTGCCGAAGATGAACTAGGCGGGACAATTCCTGGCGCTGTGATACAAATCGAATTTAAATATCACAAGCGAATTGCCGAATCAGGGAAGATGGTATTAACATTATTTAAGCGTAAACAGCAAGAGAAATTGAGAGCCTATCAATTAGAAACCTCCGCAGAGCATAAGGTGACAAGCCACAATGGGATTATGCCAATCTACGGCACGCATGAACACATAGGGAAACGGGTGATTAAAATTAATCCCAAATATGAACTTGACGATATTACAAGTTGGTTTACTTTCTTTTGTGAAAAAATTAATTTAGACTATACAGGCAAACCACTTAAACAACCAAGTGAATAACATGATTAAATTAGACTGCCAATGGCTACAGAAACAAGCATTCTCCAACTGCTACCAAGTGAAAACGGTAAGCGGCGAGGAAGCTATTGCTGTGCAGACATATCACCGCTGGTCTGATGATTCACTGTTGTCATTTTATATACTCCCGTGTGGTGATAAGTTACTTATTACTGACGAAGCGGAATCTATTTTTCATTTCCGAGCCATGGGATTATTGGAAAATAAACGCGCTTGGCGTGGCTTTCAGGAAAAACTTAACGGCACTAAAACCGATGTTCAACTTGAACAAGACGGTGAAATTTTCGTACTTTGTCGTCCTGATCAGGCTGCGACAACAATTGCCGATTTTGTTTCCGCTCTTTGTGCGCTCATGCACTACGAAAGAGAACTGC